TGGTAGTATTCAATTGCCTCGTCGTAATCCATGCCGTCTTCTCGCATTAGTATCTCAATGATTTTGGTTTCACTGTAGCAAACTGCGACGGTATTAATTCGGTTTACAACGCCCAATATGGCTTCGTCAAAATACTCGGGGTCTAACACCAACAACTCTGGATAATTTTCTGCAATCTCATCTCTGGTCATGCGAAGTCCTCCTTGGCGTCTTCTTTGGTGCGCACCAACTTTGGTGTTCCCTCAGGGCGCTGCACTAGATCGCCTAGCCACGCCGCTACCTGCTTGTTTATCTTTTCCAATGAGGCCAGCGATTTGAGCTTAGGAGCCTCCCAAATAATATCTGGGCTCATACCCTTCTCGACTAAAACGGTGGCCGCTAAGGCGCTGTCAGCGATCTTACGGTGGGTTGACGTGGTGCCTAGCTTGTAGCCTGGTGGTACTACCCCCTGGTCTACTGCTCGCGTCAATGCAAACTCTTCTACGTCGTTAACCCACGTCCTTAGGTTTTGGGCTTTGACGAGGACTTCACTGACCTCTTCTTCACTGAGGAGGGCGGGGCTTTTGAACTCTTGGCGGGCGATTTCTGTGTTGTAATCCGACCGGGCGCGGCACTGCGCTTTTGCGCGGCAGAAGCCGCACCAGTCGCCGGGAAGGAACTCGCCTGCGCCGCTCCACGCCTTCTTGGCTTTTGGCTTGACGAAGTAGTTTGCCCAGTCGACGAGCTTGGCGATGGTCGTTCCGTCGGTGCTGATTGAGTCGAGGCGCGGCTGGTGGATTGTGTAGCTGACTTCTTTGAGCTCTGGGTACTCTTCTTTGAACTTGCTGTATGCACCGAGGGCGTAGAGTCTGAGCTGCGTGTTGTCTTGCGCCGAGACGGGGATGCCTTTTCCAAACTTGAGGTCGATGACTCTGATTGAATGCTTTGAAAGTATAACGACATCCGCAGTACCAAATCCGTCAGGTACCCAGTCGCTGAAATCCACGCGCTGTTCAAATAGTGGGGTATCGCCCTCACCGATTTGGCTACGGACGTATAGAACGTAACTATCGACGTGAGCCTCGAAATCGTCGTTGTAGTAGGGTGTTGCTTTGATTGTGGTAACTTCATTTTCATACTCCTCTGTTCCAATTTGTCCAAAATGGTATCTTAATTTAGCCTCTGCCAGTGAGTGGGCCGTTGTGCCTTCTTGACTAAAGTCAAATGCTCCTGGGCCACGTTTTTGTTCTGGGAGGGTTGCCTCTAGTTTGGCGCTTGGGGTGCAGGATAGCCACCGTTTAGAGCCAGAGGCACTAAGGAGTGCATGTGCGGTCATTTTAGCCTTTTTAGTCTGTTTAATCGTATATATAATAATGCAAAAAGCGAGCAATTTATGCTCGCTTTTTTGGGATTTACTGCAAAAATAAATAGTTAGGTTTTTAGGGCGGTAATCAAATCACCTATCTCTTTATTAAAATCAATCGTAACCTCTTGTTTTACCGTAGCCTTAACCTCGCGATTGTCCTTGTAGTCGTCTGGGTATTGACCACGCAGCGCAATCTCAGCCACGCGGCTGTTAAAGGCCTTGTTGTCGATGTTTGCGAGTAACATCATCTCCCAAAACGACTGGCCGTACGTGGTGGCCATGTCCATGGTCTCGGCAAAGAATGGATCTTCTTGTTTGCACTTAGCTGCCGTGGCCTTGCTAATGTTAATCGCGGCATACATGGATTTTTGGGACGCGCCCTGCATACCAAGATCTAAAATAGTCTTGGCCATGTCTGGGGTAAACTTAAATTTCTTAGCTGCCACACTTCCACCTTTTTAGAGCTGCTGCTTTACGGGTTGGCTTGCCATTCTCGTCCTTCATCGGACCCTTGACGCCGCTCATGCGAGCGCAGAATGAGTCCTTACGCGCGCCACCTTCTGGCTGGGGCGCCTTAAGATTTGATCCGGTGGCCGCGTTGTACTTAGCGCGACCCTTGGCAGTCAGGCCGGCACCTTTGGAGGCTGGTAGCTTTTCGCCACGACCAATTGCAAGCGATGGGGCTTTCTTTGTAGTTGCCATTATTTTTTCTTTGGGGGCTTAGCTGTCTTAGCGGACTGCACAAACGCGTCCTTTGTGGGTGCACCAGCGGCACCTGGCTTGCGCATCTTCTCGCCGCTGCCGGCCTTGATACGGTCTTGTTTAGCTTTGATATTGGCGTATAATCCGGGTTTAGTTGCCATTATTTACTTTCTTATTTGTTGTAAATTTACTTTGTTATTGGTACCAATCAGATTGAAGACTGCTGCTGGGAGCTACCCAACTCAACTCATCGGGTTTAACAGCCGGAAATGGGTTGGTGGCCACTGCATTGCCCATCTTGCCTGCGCTGACTGACCGATTCTATGTTGGCAATCTTCAAACTGATTGGTACTAGGCAGGAGATCCCAATCTTGGGGTTGGATACCTGTGGGTCTGGTGATATTAAGTGCCGATGCCTCCGGTCACACCTTGCCTAGTCTCAAAAACTTAAAATGTAATGCCAATACCGTTAACACGTTTAACGACACGGGTTAGCTCGCGCTCGTTGGCGTCGCTAACAAATTTGTTAATCTCTACTGCCTTCTCGATTACCTCTTCCACGGTTGGGAACTTAGGTGCCAATTCGGCGGCGTTTTTGGCTGCCTTATCTAGTGCGTCAAACGCGGCTAGGTTGGCCTTGTACTGCTGCTCTAAAAAGTCTTTAGCAGTTTGGAATACGGAATAGCGTAATTCAAATGGGTTCATGGTAAATCTCCTGTGTGATGTGTGTGAAGGTGCCCGTCTTTCCGGGCTGTCCGTGCCGTGTACTTAGGCACCAAAGGCGAAGTGACGTTTTAAGCCACCTGCAAGGAGCGTCTCCCGACGTGTCCTATATATAATAATACAAAAAAGCTGTAAAATCCGCCCTACATGCCGTCCGGTACAATAATTGTCTTCTTTGGCGCTGAGGGGGGCGTGTTGCTGCCGTGCTCCTTGCGGTACTTCAGTGCGTCATTGAGGATCATCTTGGTCATAGCCAGTGCCTTTTCTTGGTGCTCCTGCTCCATCTGAGCGCTGGTTTTTGCTGTCTTTTTCTCTACTTCCTTGATGATGTTGTTGCTGACGCCGGCGTGCTTAAGAAGTTGCTTTAGGTTCATCTTGTGCCTTTGCTACAGCCTCTAAGCTCTCCTGGGCTTGCTGGACCTGTGGGACTGCCTGCTGCTGGATCAAGTTAATAAACGCCACCAGCGTCGTCGCCGGCACCTGTTGGGGTGTGTTCAGGATGTTTAGCAGTGCATTAACTTCCTTTACCGCAAACTCCAAGGTCACTACAAAATCATCTACTGCTGGGATTGTTGAGTCGTTGCTCATTTTTTACTTCCTTTCTTCTTTGGTTTAGGTTCATTTAAAATATCTTCGACATGGCCGAACAATGCGTTTCTTGCTGCTAACTTCTCTGGATCGGTGCAATACTGGTTTAGCTCAAAGACCCGCGCCAGCATGTCCATTAGCGCGTGGCATCGCATATCATGTAGCTGCTTAATACCCAGCAATGTGTTAGCCACTTCGTCTTCTGTCATTGGTTCTGGTGCGTCACCGTGATGCTTAAACAGTAGCTCAACGTCATCGCTGGTCTGCCATACCTTGTAGATTGCGTCTTCTAAATCAAAGTGATTATATTTTTTCATTTCTTCTTTACCTTTTTCTCAAATTGCCAAACAAACCAGTTACCCACAACCTTAAGTGACTCCAAGTACTTCGTTAAATCAACAATGTCTTCTTGCTGGTGCGCCGCTGGTTTTTTTATTTCTTTGAGCCGCTTAAGTTCATTGCTTACCATCTTGTAGGAGTGAATTAGTTCGTGCTCTACTAGCTGATCTATAAACTCGTCTGGTACATCAATCTGCATCTTCATACGTCAACTCCTTTATCAAATACTGCGCACGTCGCCGCGGCGATAGTTACCTCTGGCTTGAACGGCAACGAATAAAATTGCGTTTTCATTTTCTTGCAGTGCTCCTGCGTAATGGCCTGTGTGCTTGTGACAAAGTCGCAGCTGGTCCCAATACACATTACGGATACAAAAATAAACCCTAACATTTTACCCTCTTTTCAATCTCGCGATCGATATACCACCGGGCCTTGCGTAGATCTTCTACCGCGTCGTGCTTCTCGTCTGC